ACACCCTCAATGTACATCTTTTTAGATGCACCCTTTCCTTCGGTGATAAATTTAACTTCCGATACTTCTTCTGTGATGAGTTTCATTTTTTTTAATTTGTAAATCCTACTTTTGTTCCTTTAACTAATGCACTATCAGCAAAAACACAATAACTTGCAGATTTAACAATTTGTTCGACAGTCCCAGCAGGTAAAGTCATTGACCCAATGGCACTTCCACCTTGCGTTTCTACTATTGAGACAACATGTGCCGATGTATCTGTATTAACAAGACGAACCACTGTTGCTTCAGTAAAGCTAGTTGCTGCTCCAGTTGTTGTTGGTAGAGCAATTTCAGCTGCTAAAAGTTTAGTTGTCATTATTCATCCTCTTCTGAATAATCTTCCTCTTCAGTGTCATCAACTTCAATTTCTTCACCATCTTCATACTCATCTTGTGTTTCACCAAACATAGATTGTGCAATAATTGGTCTTGCAAGATCAATTCTTTCCGCTGCTTTTGCATACAGAACTTCTTTAATCTTGTCAGTCACTTCTGATGCTGAAGAATCAGTCGCTATCAAATTGATAATATCGTCCATGAAATTAAAATATAAGTCTATAATTTATTTATATCTCTGCTTTTTTAGTATCTTTTCTGAGAGAAGCATCAAACTCTGCTGCTTGTGCATCAAGATCTGGTTCTGTAGGTACTTCTCCCATATCACTCATAGGATTTTGACCAAGATCACCTGCTCCCATATTTTGTTCTTCCTGTGGTGGAAGAGATTCACCTGTAATTGGATCTACTGCATTTGGATCTGGAATAATACCTTTTTCGATTTCATCCTGAATCTGCATATCAATCTCAATAATTTCTGCATCAGTTTGACGAAGAATTCTCTTTCTTACATATTCAGTAGAGAAATATTTGCCAATATAAGGTTCTATAGTTGCAAGTGTTCCCAATCTACTATTAACTAATTCAGATTCTTTTAACTCTGCAAATTGATTGTCATATAAAAAGTCATACTGAATATGATCGGACATTACATCCCAATCTTCGGGACTGACAATATTCTTGAGAATTAACTGCGTTCTCAAAATGTCATTAAATAAATTAGCAAAACGCTTTCTAAGTCTACCAACAAACTTAGCGAACTTAAGTTCGTCTCTCAGAATTTCAGAAGAACGACCAAGATTAAAACCACCATCAGAAGCAATTCTTGATTCAGGAACTCCAAGTGCTCTATAGAGTTTCTTTTGGAAATACTCGATATCGGCAAGTTCTCCCAAGTTTTGTCCACCAGGAAGTGTGGTGATTTCTGTGCCACGACCACCTTCTCTTCTTGGAAGCCAGAAGTCTTCCATCATAGACATAAACTTACGGTCATCACGAACTTCTCCCGTGTTGGCATCATAAGCAAGTTTATTTCTGTAGCGAGACATTACGTCTCTCAGATATTGCTCTGCCTTTACCTTAGGAAGATTACCAACATCAATGTAGAAGATTCTTCTCTCTGGTGCTCTACTCAAACGGTAGATGACAAGAGAATCCTCAATCATTCTCAGTTGATTGAGTGACTTGATTGCTTTGTGAAGATATGAAAGAACCGTGCCCTTATTTCTATCAACAAGACCAGAGCTGCAATATGTAACTGAGTCTTTGGCAATTTTTACAGCACCTTTCTTGGTTGCTGCAGAAGACATCAAACCAATAGGATAATTTGGTGTCGGGGTATAGAGGAAATACTCATCCAACTCTGGTTCTACAGTTGGGGTATCCTGTTGACCTAATGATTGTCTAGCGCCAAGGATTCTAATGTCAGTCCTTGGGTCCTTTTTCTTTTCCTTGCGAATAAACTTCATCTTCATTGGGTCAATATATCTCAGGTCTTGGATACCTGCCTGAGGATTCTTGACATCAATGACTTTCAAATAATAAAGTCTTCCATCAACATACCAGTTTCTAAAGATTTCATGGCACTTCCTATCGAAGTCCATAATTTCTTTGAGATATTTAAATTCTTGTCTGATTACTGCTTTGAGTCTATCACTTGCATTCAAGTTAGACAACTCAATCTCAACAGGAGAATCATAAAGGTCACTAACGATGGCTTCATTCACAACATCTTCGATAGCACCATCACATTCTGGGTGAAGCGCCATTTCACGATATCTTTTAATGAGATCGTGCTCTGTACGATAAACACCTTCGATATCGACATAGTGACCATAAAAACCACTAGCAATATAATTATCAACCCCGTCCTCATTGGTTTGAGGAACGGGGGATATTACCGAAGGTGATTTATTTTGACCATCATCAATAGAAAAACCAAAAAGTTTTGCCATCGTATAAACTATCTACTTATTATGGACTATTTAGTTAATGTCTTCGCCGCCTGCATTAGCACCGGTGCCCCTAATTGCTTCCCACCAAAGAACTTGAAGCTCAACAGTGAACTCTTGAATTCCTTGAGCATCGTATGAAAGCTCAATAGGAGCAACTTGAGTTGGGAAAATATCATAGAAGTGATACTTTCTCAGGGTGTCACCATTACGGTCAAGTTGATAAACATAAGCATCTGCCTGATAATCTGCAGGATTAGTCACACCAGTGTTATCAGATACTCTATTCATTGTATTCATCCACTTTTCGAAAGCGGAGCGAATAGCGAAATCAGTATCGTTGATAACGGTGATTGTCCAAGTATCAAAGGTTCTGTCTCCAGCAACCTTGAGTACTCTTCCTCTAAAAGGAACTTCGATAGGTGATACGTTTGAAGCAGGAAGGTTTGCTGCCTTAACAAGGAATCTTGCCTTGTTAAGAATATCATTCAAACCATCAACATTTACTGTAGAGGGGAAAGCAAGCTCCACCTCAAACAGGTTAGAGCGAGCACCGCCACCAGTCAGTTTGCTCTTAAAATCAGTAATCTTTCTTAGTGGGGGTGGATTAAGTTGATTTCTAGTTGCCATTGTTCTTTATACCTCTAAGGTTGATTAAACATTACCAATTACTTCATCAAACGAAACACCAGTTCTGGTGGCAACAAACGTAAGACCGATGAAGTTAATCGATCTGTTTGGTTTGATAAAGATGTCAGCAACAAACTCGTTGTTGTCGATAACAGCAGCGGTGTTGTTTGTTTCGTCGCAGATAACGACATAATCAAAGATTCCTCTCTTCGCTTGGACATCGCGGAGGAATGGCTCGATGATGTTTACAAAGTTTGTTCTTGTAATCTCATCGTTGAATTCAAAGAGTTGGTCTCTTGCGGCAGCGGAAATTGCCTTCTCCAGATAAACAAAGAGACGGCGGACGTTGATTCTGTCGAATGCAGAAGCCTTACCGTATCCAGTCTTATCACCGAAGAGGACAATACCATCTCCAGGTGAGAAGATAACTGGGTTAACTCTATTTGAATAGAGTTTATCTCTCTGTACTTTGGTTGGGTTGTATGCCAGTTTTACGGCATTGAGAATTGCACCTCTTTGTGTTCCTGCAGGTGAGAACCAAGGGAAGTTGTTGAGGTCATTTCTTGCACAGATACCAGCGATGTCACCATTCAGAGGGACATAGCGGAAAGTATCATTGAATCTGTCATACATGTACTTATAACCACTATCAAAGACTGCATAAGTCGATGAAGTGATTGGAGAGTAGAAACTCAGGACATTATCAGTAATAGTAGCATCTGAGTTAATAGTTACAGAACCAACTGCACTATCATTCAAGAATGCCAATCTATATGGTGAGATGAATGCCAGAGCATCTTGTCTTGCTTCAGCAACAGCAATCAGTTTGTTTGCAAGTGCTTGAGCAGTTTCTTTGGCGTAGTTTGCCGCACCCATCAACAGGAAGTCGATGTCATAATTATCTGTGTTTTCAAACAGGTCATAACCTGCAGTCAACTTAGCGAGTGTTGGGGTGAATGCTCCAGAAGCACCTGCATCAGTAGTGCCATCATAGTTTTTACCACCACCAAGAGTTAAAGTAGTTGCTCCAGCAGCAGCAAAGGTAATTCCTTGTGCATTTTGGTCCCAACCAACATCAGACTCAAGATCGAAGTTAGCACTGAAACCAGTTGTAGTGATTCCAGTAGGAGCTCCACCAGCAAAAACGTTGGCAGAGACATTAGAAATATACTTTCTCCAATAAGCAGTGCTGCCTACCGAATACTCAGCATCTTTTGCTTTGGAAAGTGAAAGGTGCTTCTCCAGAATGGTGCCAGCGTTTCCAGTGACTGCTCCAGCATCATCAATAACGACTACGTGGACTTCATCGAATCTTGAGTCTCTTCCAGAAGCATACTGAGAAGTGCCAGGTCTGTCAGCAAGGGTATTCCAGTAAATGGTAGAACCAGTTAAAGAAATAGTTTGCTGGTCAAACCAATCTTGCTGAGATGAATAAGTGGTGCTTCCTACTGCAACTGACTGTCCAGTTGTATGAATAGCAACGCTTCCAGAGGAAGAGAATGTATAAACACCAGATGGTTGATAGTCAACTTCAGTTACTGTGCCAGCAGCGGAAACGTGCGACAGAACCTTAACCGATACGTTAGTGCCATCAATATCAGTGATGATACCTTTGAGATGTCCATCAAGAGTAACAGTCGTTCCATCAGACTTAGGTAAAGTCGAGGAAATTGCCTGAGTTACACCATAACCGACGTTGATTACTGGAAGACTATCGTTAGTGCTAACTCCAACAAGAATTTGGTCAGCTTTAGCATCGATGATACCAACCTTGATACCATTTGACCAAGAACCAGGGTTTCTTGCTGCAAAAGTTACATTAGCAATAGTATTCTCATCATATCCCAATTGATTATAGTGCTCTAAGCTCTTAATCTTAATGCTGCTAGCAGCACCAACAAATCCGTTTCTGAGGTCATCGTCGTCTGCTCTGACAACTCTCAGGTTTCCACCGTAAGCGAGGTAGGATGATGCTACCATCCAGTGCTCATAGTGCTTATCGGTACTAGATGGCTCTCCAAATGCTTTGAGAAGGTCTGATTCATTACCGACCAAAGTTGGTACTTCTACAGGTCCTTTTGCGAAAGGTGCTACAAGGGCACCGACACCACCGCTAGTAGCATCAACTCTACCTACGGTTAGGTCAACCTCTCTTACTACAATTCCAGGAGATGCTAAATTAAGTGGCATCTTTATTCTCCTACAAGTCCAGGATTAATCTGAAATTATTTATTAAAAGGACTACTTTGAATGGGGAAACCGTGCGTGA